TCTGCCATAGCGATATCCACCACTCTTTCATACGGGAACATAGGTATGGATCAGTGATCTTATACTGTCCATTGCTTAAGTTCTGCAGGTGAAGGATTTGTTCTTTAATGACATCGTCATGTTTCCAAGATTGCGTCATCTCAACAAGTTGATATTGTTCAGCTAGGATGACACGTATCATGTAGGCGAAACTCCTACAGTCGACCCGAACACCGCGGGCAGCAGCTTTGCGACGTATAAGGTCACGCAATTGTCGCATTTGAACTGGAGTAACAGGATCAAAGGCAGTTTCAAAAGCAACATCCTCAGATATTTCATCCATTTCCATTTTATTGATAGTCTTCAATCTGTGGATGTGTCCTGTCCTATCACGGTCCTCTGCTGTTTTAATCGCCTCTCGTATGGTTTTCCTCGACTGGTCTTCTTTTTGTAAAGGTGGCGGTGGTTCACACTCCTCGGTAATGGTGGAGGTGACACTGGCCACAGATACGTTGATGGACTTATTGGAGACTCTAGATTTAATAGGTCTTCCTCCTCGTCCTTTATTAAGAAATTGCTGGACACCAGTTGTGATGTCGTCTCCCACATCAGTGTATTCTGAGTTGATTGTTCCGCTTGCAACAACCACCTCATTATCAGTGGATTCTGGGCTTCTTGGTCGGTAGGAAAGAGTAGATGTTGATGATGTTCTACTTTTAGTTGGCCTCCCGTCTTCTTCCATGTCAATGTCCATAAGAACATTTTCAGGAATCAATTTATCCTCAGAACGGTCATGTTTTCTGAGTGTTCTGTCTTTCTTCGCAACCCATGCGGCAAAACTCTTGCTGTCATCAGGCATCATATTAGTGACACCCAGCCTCTCATTAAGTATTTTCATAGGTCGGACTGAAGAATTAGTCGGTGGCCTATCCATTTTAATATAACCAGACCCTCCAGTTTCCATCCATACGGTGCTCCCGTCGTCTTTAATTTTCTTGATGAAAACGCCCCCTAGGACATTGTAGTCCTTATCAAGCTCAATCTGTGTGGCCCTTTTAATAGGCACAAGAGTGTTGTTGGCACTAATCGGTCCATGCACACCACACCAGATGAGATACTCCCTGGTCCTTTTAGATTGTATAGCCAGGTCGCAAGTACATTTCTTAATTGGTAATTT